TGTCACCTGGAATATTTTTCCATGTATATTTTAATTTTTCTGCGCGAGCATACCATTCGTCGTCGGCACATCCCCATACTTTAAAATATTCATTACCCATACCAAATTCAAAAAATGTTTCTAATTTAGTAAGTACACATAATCCTACAAAAAATGGCGTATTCCAATTTATATCTAAATTCCATTCAAATCTAGTTTGTTTTTGATTCTCTATATTTTTTCCTATTGTTGTTGCATATCTTTCAAATAATATTTTTCCTAAAATAGGTCCGTGTAGATTATGTTTTTGCTGAATTATACATTTATCATCTTTTACATTATAAATTGTATCAAAAGGATTTACAAAATCTGCAACATCCTTTGCTGCTTCTAATTGTTCATAATTGAAGTAAACATCAATATCTGTAAATGCTATATATTTTGTATCACATCGTTTTGCTAATTTATTATATACTTCCATTAAAGGTGTAAATGTTTTACATTTCTCAATATCAATTTTAACTGGATATTTGCTCCAATAATTAATAAATTTTTCTAAATTAATTTCACGATCAATACTATCTTTATAATAACTTACTGCTAATGTGATCATAATAAAATATCGCTATCCATTTGTAAACTTAAAACTACTCTACCTTTTTTAGCCCATGCAGCATGAGGCTTAGTAACATCTATAAAATAAGATTTATTTAAATTTAAGACGTGTACTGTATTATTAATTTCAATATTAGACGACTTATTAAGAGGTATTAACACTCTAAAACCATGAACACTGTTATTGTTATGATCGATATGAGTGTTTGCCTTCCAATCATCCAAAGCAACATTATACTGAGGACGAAAAATTCCTGTGGGCCAATTTTTTAAAAAATTGTAAGTATAGCTATCTGTTGAAATTGTTAGATCTCCATTTATATTTCGTAATGGAAACACTGTGTAATGCCCTTTTTTGAATCCTAAAAAATTCATATGATCTTTGTATTCTTTAATATCAATATTATTTTCCGCAAATAAGTGCTCTCTAGAACTAATGTACCCGTTATTATCTGTTGTATATTTAAGAAAGTCTTTATAAAGACTTTCACTATCAACTGAAAATAATTCTTTAAAACTAGGAATATCTTGTTTAGTTGTTTTAACAGGTAGTGCTTCTCTTTTTCCAAGAGGCATTAAGTCTAAGTCTAATAATTTTTCTACCAAGTCGTTTTTGGGCATATTAAATCTTTCTTAACATGAGATAGAAATGGACGTATCTCGTCTTCAATTTTATTTATTTCAATCTCATTTATATAAATTGATTTTAATCCTAATTTGAGAAGTTTTTTATTAGTACTTTTTAAATTATTATTTTCATTCTCAATTCGAGGATTATCGTAATATTGTACTTTTCCTGAAATTAATTTAGATATATTTTTTATTTCAGTATATTGATTATATGTTGTAAATCCTATATCTTTATTCTGAATTACAAGTTCTACACAATCTAAACTATTTTCTATATGTATAAACGGACGCACTTGATTACCTTTTCCGTAAAGTGTAAGTGGCATATTTAACATACGTTGCAAAATAAATCTATTTAATACTGTACCAAAGATTTCATCATAATCAAATCGGCCGCCGACTCCCCAAATTATACCTTGATGCAACTCAACTATGTTACAATTATACAATCGAGAATACATTTCAAACATACTGTTATCTATACACTTACTTAAATGATATATACTGCCTGGACGTCTTGTAATATCGCCTTCTGTTATTAGATTTTTTTCTTCATACCCGTAAACACCCATCGTGCCTATATGAATTATTTTAAATCCTAATATTTTAGAACATTCTAAAATATTAAGTGTGCCAATACTGTTATTAATTATTGTATGCTGTTTATTTTTTATATTTTTCATACTATAAGGAGCACTGCGTTGTTCGGCCAGATGTATAACAATATCTGGATTAAAGTTACTTAATACATCAAATAATGCAGCATAATTAGTAACATCGCAAGAAATACCTTTAGGTAACTTTCTTGGTATTAAACTAGGACTATCTTTGCAGGTTCTGCGCCAGAAGTTATCAATGCCGATTACTTCATGAGTAAGTTGTAATCTCTTGTATAACGGATAACCAAAATAACCGTCAAAACCCAATATAGCAATTTTCATATTTTCATCTCATAACAATGTTGAGGCACATAACTTATTTTGTGAATGCCTGTGTAAATTAGATCTTTTAAATGTCTATAGTGTTTTCTGCGTTTATCGTATAACTTTACTACTGTTTCTGTTTTTTTATTAAAGGAGTGCATAGTAACTAATAATGTATCTATTCCTAACGATCTAGCTGTAATAAAATGTCTATCTATAAATCCATTAGGTCTTATTAGTAAGTCTCTAAACTGTTGTCTATACATAGGAAGAGTATAATGTTGCTGACTTACTCGTAACTTGTTATCAACTATACTACATCCACTAAACGAAATAGGAATATTATCAACTAAACACAATTCTACATTATGAAATTTCTTAGACATTCGATCTTCAGTAAACCAAAATTTATATTCTTTATCAACTTCTGCTGCATGAACTAATTTACAAAACTCTATTAATAACGGATCGCCATATTTAACTGTTTTATATTTCATTAGATCTTAAAACTTTCTCAATAAATATTCCTGTTATATCGTATTTGCCATATCTAGAAGACCTAGGATTATCATGATGATATTTATGCTTCCCTTCACCAAAAGTTATTATATCAGTAATTATACTATCTTCAGCTGTGCCTGATAAATGCGGAATAATAGCAATTACTATTGCACTTATTAAATTTAATAAATTTGGTATTGCATAAATGAACACTAATCCCCATGGAAATATAACTAATAAACACAAAATAAGAAGTACATGATATGTAATATAATTTTTATGCCACCATAGTAATTCTGGAGTTAATAAATCTTTAATGACTTTTTTTGAAATTTTGTATTTCCATATGCCGGCTACAATATGCCATACTCCTTGTACAGTTGGAGAATGAATATCATTTATAGTATCGCTATGTTGGTGATGAACTCGATGATAGTATGCCCATCCGATTACACTTCCCATAGGTAAATGATGACACATCCATCTGGAAAGTTTTTCTAAACTTGGCCTCATTTCAAAACTTTTATGTCCATAGTATCTATGCATCATTGCATTACCAACTATAATGTTAGTTAAAATATAGATTAATAAACTAAACCAAATATTAATAAATCCAAAATAAAACAGTCCATATATGGAAATTAATAGTATCCATAATTGTAAAAATCTTACTTTCATTATAACATCTTTTCTATTATTTCTTGACTATCTACACTGATAATAAGATGATTTCGAGTTGTATTTCCGCCATTAACTGCATAGTGTTTAACTCCTGGGTTTACTAACCACACACTGCCGTCTGCCGGAATATGTTGTTTTATTTCATTGCCGTGTTTGTCCCATCCGCCATTAAAGCATTTATTATTTGTTTCTAGCGCAATATGTAAACGTACACCATATAATGTATCATAATCTATGTGAGGCTTTATTTCACTATTAGGTGCTAGATTAGCAAAACGTGTCCTGTGTGACCCTACAAATGTGTCTAACACCTCACGCAAGTAACTCGGAACATCGTTTTTTACTTTACGATACCAACGTTCGTCTGCTTTAGGATCTTGTTTAGCAACTCTGTTATCCCATGCGCTCCCGCTCAGTTCTGTGCGTTGACTTAAATCATAAGTTTCATCAAACTCAGTTAAACTCAGTTGTTGGTAGCTAGTTTTCTCCCAGTCTAAATCACATACACAATCAACTTTGTCTAGTTCTTCTTCTTTAAAAAACATTTTTGGAAGTTTAGTATGTGTTTCGCACATGTGAGCATAATCACTACCTAAACCATCCCACACTTTATCGGTTGCAAATTGATTAAGTTCTTCCTGTAATCTTTTGATGTCAAAGTTGTAATTGAGTCGAGTAATGACCGGTAGCTCGTGTCGGCTTTTCCAATTTCTAGACATTTTTATCTCCAATATATTTCATAGTTATCTATTTTCTAGATTACACGTTTATTAATTGAGTATACTTAATTCGTTTATGTACTTATCTTCAAACAGACTTTTGTAATTTTTTGGTAGTTGCCAAGTAGAAGAACTTATGTAATATTGCTTATACATTTCAAAACTTCGATTAAGCACTTCGTTATAATTTACATCATCTTCAGTCGGTTCCCACGGAGCACCGAGGACTAATGTGTATTTTCTTTCATTGCAATCGTTTATCATTTCATGTGGCCAACTTCCATCCATTATATATGGCTTGTCAACGTCTGGTATTACTTCTTTTTTATTGTTATTTAAAAAGTATAGCGAAGGTCTCTTCCCCTGAAATACATATCTAAATTTGTGCTGCAAAGTTTTAAACTTTGCAGGACTACAATCAATATGTGGAGCATTACTTTTATTTGCATCGGTTACTAGAATTCGAATTCTAGTAGGAGCAGTCCACGGTATTATATGGTCATATAACCAAGTAATTAACTCTGGTACTTGTTTTCCAATATTAGTTAATTCTCCAGTAGGCGACATTATAGGTATATGAGAACATGTTCTATAGTTATCAAGAATCATGTCTGATTGTAAAACAGTATCAAAAAAACAACTTACATTAGGAGGATTTGGAATATCCAAAGGAAGGTATATTAATTCTTTTATCATATTTTTAAAAACTTTTCAATTACTATCTCAATGATTGACATAATTAATGTCCGCACAATGCATACTTCTTTATAAATAAATTTTGGATTATCCAACCTATTAAATCATATTTGTGTAGTCTATATTTGTTAGGATAGTCATGATGTACATCGTGAAATGCATCTCCAAATGTAACTAATGCTAACCATAATACAGTCCTTGGTTTAAAATCTTTGTGTGCCCAACTTAGAACAAGTGTGCCAAAGAATAGCGTTAACCCTGCAGGAAACAAGTAAACATAAACTAATAGCATAGGATCAATTACTAATAATACAATAGCCAAAGCATATACAATTTTCATATAATGTTTATGTTGCCATTTATAA